GGTGCAGTTGATAGAAATGTTGAACACTTAGAACTTATGGTTGCTAAAGATTACTGGACATCAGAAGATATGACTGCAGTTAATGCGGCTATCACTGCTGGTAAAGCTCACACAGCAAGTTAAGGTTTTTAATGATCACAATCGACGATAAAAAGTACGATGAGACTAAGCTTTCCGAAGACGGGAAAGTTGCGTTACAAAATATCCAAGTATTAACTCAAGAACAAAGTAAGTTAAAAGTAAAGTTTACTCATAACGAAATTTTGACAAAGCATTACTTAGATATTTTAAAATCTAACCTACCCGAAGAGTTAAAAGAAGAAACTAAATGAGTGAAGTAAAAGTAAATAAACTTAGCCCAAGAAGTGGCACGACTGTTACAATAGGTGATAGTGGTGATACTATTAATGTAGTTGGAACATTACAAAATAACGGTTCGGCTGTAGAGGTGGATAGCGTAACTTTTAAAGAGGGTGGAACAAATTTTACAAATAGTTTATTAGTAGGAACAGATTCAACAGGTACTTTAGATGCTGCAACTGCTAATACTGGTGTTGGGGTAGGAGTTTTTGCTGCACTAACATCTGGTGATAATAACACAGCTGTTGGAAAAGATTCTTTAGATTCAAATACAACAGGTTCCAATAATACAGCAATAGGTACTGATGCTTTACAAGCTAACACAACAGGAACATCAAATGTAGCAGTAGGAAAAGATGCTTTAAAAGCAAATACAACAGGTATAACCAATACAGCAGTTGGTTTTAATGCTATGTTGGTTAATACAACAGGTGGAGAAAACACAGCAATAGGTGATTGTACTTTATCTACGCAAGTTGATGGTGGATTAAGAAATACAGCAGTAGGTTACTTTGCAGGAAGATTAAATACAGCAGGAGATGATTTAACAGCTATTGGTGCAAATGCTTTATGTGCTAACACAACAGGTGGTGCAAACACAGCCGTTGGTTCTAATGCTTCGATAAAAAATACTACTGGTTGTTATAACACTGCAATAGGTAGAAATGCTAATCAAGAAACTACAACAGCAGATCAGAATACAGCAGTTGGATATAATGCAAATTTAAAAAATGTAACTGGTGCATCAAACACAGCAATGGGTTTTTCTGCATTAGCTTGTAATACAGGTGCTAGTAATGTTGCTGTTGGAGCTTCTGCTTTACAAGCTAACACAACAGCAAGTGATAGTGTAGCTATAGGTGCTGGTGCTTTATGTTCACAAACAACAGGCGACCCAAATATAGCAATCGGAAAAAATTCTATGACCTGTAATGTTACAGGTCAATATAATACAGCTGTTGGATATTTAGCTCTTAATAAAACTACAGGTGATAGTAACACTGCCATGGGTATGAATGTTATGAAACAAAACACAACAGGTGTTCACAATGTAGCAATGGGATATGGTGCTTTAAGTGCTAACACAACAGCTGGAGAAAATGTTGCTGTTGGTTTTGGTGCTTTAGCTACACAAACTACAGGAGCGCCTAATAGTGCATTTGGAAATCAATCTTTATGTAAACTAACAACAGGTTCAAATAATGTAGGTTTAGGTTTTAGGTCTATGTGTGATCTTACGACAGGAACTCAAAACGTAATGGTTGGAAATAGTGCAGGACAATCAATTGTAACTGGATCTGAAAATACAGGTGTTGGTCACAATACAATGAATTCAGCAGTAACAGGAACTGGAAATGCTGCGTTTGGCTATTCAAATATGACAAGTCTTACATCAGGTAATGCAAACGTATCCGCAGGTAATTCTAGTTCTGCAGCATTAACAACAGGTTCAGACAATTCAACATTTGGTGCAAACTCTGGTATATCTTTATCAACAGGAAGTAATAATCTTTTATTAGGACATGATGCAGGTCGTACTGGTTCTCCTGGTGGAGCAATATCTACTGCTTCTAATCAAGTTGTTCTAGGAGATGAAAATATTTCTGATCTTTTTTGTGCTGATACATCTATTTCATCATCCGATCAAAGAGATAAAACTGATATAGAGGATTTTACTCATGGTTTAGATTTTGTTACAAAATTAAAACCTAAAACATATAAATGGGATAAAAGAGCATGGTATATTTCAGAAAATGGTTCTCCACAAGATTTACTTAATGCAACACCAGATGGTTCTAAAAAGAAAAATAAAAAACATATTGGTTTTTTAGCACAAGACGTATTAGATTTAGAAAAAGAAATAGGGTTTAGTAATAGTAAAGATGATATGTTAGTCGTTAACCAAACAGAAGATGAAACACAATATGGTCTAAAATATGAAAGATTAGTACCTGTATTAGTTAATGCAATTAAAGAATTAAAAGCAGAAATAGACGAATTGAAAAAGGGGTAAGCTACCATGTTCTTCGGTGCAACTACCTTTTCCCAAGCAACATTTGCAGATATTGGAATAGCCAATGCATTGGTCAATGTATCAGGGTCCAGGGTTAATACCTCAATTGGTAATGTAGTTGTAGTTGGTAACTCATTAGTCTTACCAAACGGTAATAGATATAATCTATCTACAGGAACAGTTACTGTTAAAGAAGGTGCTAATGCACCTGTAACAGGTAATCAATTTAATTTAGGAACAGGTTCAGTTACATTCTCTATTAGTGGAACAGTTGTTCCAACTGGTAGTAGACTTAATACAACAATAGGTAATGTAACCGTTGCAGCAGGTGCAGTATTCTCAGTTACAGGTAATCAATTTAATTTTTCTACTGGTAGTCCAACTGTTGTAGCTAATGCACTTGTTGCAGCAACAGGTAATCAATTAAATATTGCAACAGGTACAGTAAATGCCAAAGCAGGGGCCACGGCTCAGGTAACAGGAAACAGATTTAATACATCAATAGGTAATGTAACCGTAACTGGTAAAGCAGTTATTCTACCAAATGGTAATCAATTAAATATTGGAACAGGTACAGTCACAATTGCAGCTGATGCAAACTTCTCAGTTACAGGAAGTAGAGTTAATTTATCAATAGGAAATGCAACAGCTAAAGCAAATGCAACAGCTATTATAACAGGTAATAGATACAACTTAGCTACAGGAACAGTGACAATTGTTGCAAAAGCAGGTATAGCTGTAACAGGAAGTGGTCTTGCCATAGGTACTACTCAACCAAATATAAGATTATGGAACAATATTGATCCTAGTGTATCTCAAGTTTGGACAAGGATATCAACACCGTAAGGATAAATTATGTTTTTTGGATCAACTACATTTGCACAAGCACCTTTTTCAGATATTGGAGGAGGAGGTATTGCTGTATTAGCTCAAGGAAATAGATTAAATATTGCAATTGGTAATGCAATAGCAGATATTACAGTTACGGTAAATATTACAGGACAACAATTTAATCTTGCAACTAACCCTGTAAGTGCTATAACATGGAATCCAATACCCCCAGGGGTTAATCAAGTTTGGGTCCCGATAGACCCTGACGCATAAGGAAAATTATGGCATCAAGTACATCAACAGATTTAAAATTAGAACTCATAACAACAGGTGAAAAATCTGGTACATGGGGAACTATTACTAATACAAACTTACAGATTTTAGAACAAGCAGCATCAGGATACTTTACTCAAAGTATTGCATCATCTGATTTAGCTTTAGCACTTTCAACTTATGCTGTGTCAAACGGTAAAAATTTATACTACAAATTTACAGGAACACTAGCAGCTAACAGAACAGTTACTATGCCAGACTCTGCTGAAAGAGTTTTTATAGTAGAAGATGCAACTACAAGAAACCCTTCTACAACTACTTTTACTTTAACAGTTAAAACAGTTTCAGGAACAGGTGTGACTATTCCCGTAGGTGCTAAAATGATTTTATATTCAGACGGAACTAACATAAGTTCTGGTCCAATAACTAAAGGTTATTATACAATACCTGCAGCTTACACTGCAGTTAATGGCGATCAATTATTAATTAATACAACAGGTACTGGTGGAGGCTTAAATGCTCCGGTTACAGTAACATTACCAGCTTCACCTGCAATAGGAAATGAAGTAACTTTTATAGATAGTGGAAATGGTTTTGGATCTAACAATTTAACAATCGGTAGAAACAGTTCTAATATTTTAGGTGCCGCTTCAGATTTAGTAGTAAGTGTCAATGGTTCTGCCTTTACTTTAGTGTATGTTAATGCAACTAGAGGCTGGATCTATAAAGATAATATATAGGAGCATGGACCATGGCTCTAATTGATTTTAAAGTCCTACCAGGAATAGACAAACAAGATACTACATCAGGTGCAGAAAATAGATGGGTTGATTGTGATAATACAAGATTTAGATATGGACTACCAGAGAAAGTTGGTGGTTGGTCATCATTAGTTACAGATACTATTGCTAGTGTTGCAAGACGTGAGTTTGCTTTTGTAGATCTGGAAGGTAACCGTTATGTTGCAATAGGAACTGATAAGTTTTTACTTATATATTTTGAAGGACAGTTGTATGATATTACTCCTGTAAAATCTACGATTGCAAGTGTTGTTATGTCTGCTGCAGATGCAACTCAAGAAGTTTCATTAACATTTTCTTCAGCACACAATTTACAATCAGGTGATATAATTTTATTAGATAATGTAACTGTACCAAGTAGTATTGGTTTAACTGATGCTGCATTTGAAGATAAATTATTTCAAGTAACAAAAGTAACTTCATCTTTAATTGCAATTGTAACTGGAACACAAACTACAACAGGTGCTGCTGGAGGTGGCGCGTGTTCTGTTATTCCGTATGAACCTGTCGGCCCTGCTGCACAATCTTATGGATATGGTTGGGGTATATCAGAATGGGATGGTGTAGTTTCAAGTGCTTTAACAAATACATTGAACGGAACTTTAGGGGATAATACTAGTGGTACTTCAGGATCTAATATAGCTTTAACTTCTGCTACAGGTTTTCCTACAGCAGGTAGAATACAAATAGGTACAGAATTAATTTCTTACACAGGTATATCAACAAATAACTTAACAAGTATTACAAGAGCTGTAGATGGTTCAACAAGAGCTGCACACTCAAGTGGTGCAACTGTAACTAACGCTGCAGATTTTGTTGATTGGGGGGAAGCTGCTTCAGCATCTGAAGTATCTCTTGAACCTGGACTTTGGTCGCTAAGTAATTTTGGTCAAGTGTTAGTTGCAACAATTGCTAATGGTAAAACATTTACATGGAATGCTGGAGATGCTGCAAGACTAACAACACGTGCATCAACAACCACATCTGGTTTTTCTACATCAGCTAACCCAACAGCTACAAGAGTTACACTAGTATCACCTACAACACGTCACTTAATTCATTTAGGTACAGAAACAACTATTGGAGATACATCAACACAAGATAATATGTTTATAAGATTTTCTGATCAAGAAGATATAAATGATTATACACCAACAGCTATTAACTCAGCTGGTTCACAACGATTGCAAGATGGTACAAAAATTATAGGTTCATTAAAAGCAAAAGAATCTATTTTAGTTTGGACTGATAACGCTTTGTATACAATGAAATTTATTGGTGCACCTTTTACTTTTGGATTCGAGCAAGTAGGTACTAACTGTGGATTGATTGGTAAAAATGCAGCGATTGAAATAGATGGTGTTGCATTTTGGATGTCTAATAATGGTTTCTTTATGTTTGATGGTACAGTTAAATCACTACCATGTAGTGTTGAAGATTATGTTTATGACCAAGCAGATACTACAAAAGGCCAACAAGTAGCAGCAGGTATTAACAATTTATTTACAGAAGTTGTTTGGTATTATCCATCAACTAGTTCTGATTATAATGATCAATATGTTGTATTTAATTATGGTCAACCAATGAAAGGTGGTGTTTGGTACATTGGAACAGAAGCTAGAACTTCTTGGATAGATTCAACTGTTTATCCAAAACCTTTTGCAACTAAATTTAACTCTTCCGCATCAGGTAGTTTTCCCGAAATTATTGGTGAAGATGGTTTAGGTCAAACAACTTTATTTGAACATGAAGTTGGAACTGATCAAGTTAAAATAAAG